ACTCAAGTTGATCATTGAGTTCATCAGGATTATGAAGAAGATCTTTAGCAACGATTTCACCATTTTCAACAAAGAGGCAGAAACCGCCGTCTACAGATGCACTATTTAAATGCGCCATTATTTCATCAATTCTATTGTTCATGATTGAACTATAAACTATAAATAGACAAATAGCAAATATAAATTAATAAAAAAGAATAAAAATTCAATTACGTATTAACTTATGTAAGTCGTTGAGTATCAACGACTTACGGGCCGCGGGCGGCCCCGCCCGCGTAACTCCTTCATTATGAGGGAGTTACGTCAGGTTTTATGCGCTTACCTGACAGGCTATGAAAATGACCAGAGAGGAAAATCAAGTAAACCCCACCGACGCAATACCTAACTCTACTAAAAAAATCTTTTCTTTGCTACTAGCTCTTCAAGGTCTTCGAGCTTTTGAACTATCTCTTTTTTATTCCATTTAAATCGCATATCATTATGCAAGAAGTGAAGTTCGAACTTTATATCTCCTAACATTCTTAAAAGATTACTTCTGTTTTGATTTTGGATTTTTTCTTCCCTGTCTACCATTGGAGCTAAGTTTTTTTTGTTCATGTTTTGAATCGCCTCGTTTAGTTTTTCGAATTTAGTCATGTTAGATTTTTGAGTTTAGTTTATCTACTGCCCAATCAAAACACGTTAGTATGAAGCCCCACACTAACGGAAGCCCGAACATTATGAACATGACTGAGTCGCCATTCCAACCTCTTATACTATCTCTAAGAGAATCCCCAGAGCCGAATGAGATTGCGAGTATCATTATTAGGAGGGTAGCGATTAGACTTGCTAAGCAAGCGACCAAGTACCAGTGAATGAATTTGTTTAATATTTTTTTCATGATTAAGTATAGTATAATTTTTTAGTTAAGTAAAGTTTTATTTTTGCTCACCCCTCGGTGAGCGCATCGAGGCGAAGATCAGGCTCCTCCTGCTCTGCCCATTTCGCATCCATGTGAGCACGGGCATCATCCATGCGACTGTCGAGCCACGCCTCGAACTCCTCGCGCTCCTGCGCGTCGTGTAGGAGTTCGTTGATCGCGCGATTGTCCACGCCGAACTCGGTTCCCTCGTTAGTAAGATCTCTGATGTCTGAAGTAGTAAGTGAATTTTTCATACCCAGAGTATAGCACAGATTAAAAAGATAGTCAAACAATTTTATTTATTTTTTTGTAGATCGCAGGTCGTGAGTTAAATAGTAAATAGATTAATAGTAAATAGTACTTGACACATAGCCTTGCGTAAGAACTTACGTAAGTCGTTGAGTATCAACGACTTACGCCGCCGCGGCGGGCGCATCCGCGTAACTCGTTGGCTGTCAACGAGTTACGTAAGGTTATTTATTTTTCTATCAGCTGACTCAATTCTCTCATTTTGTCAAGAATTATTTTTGATTTTTCTCTGCGACTTAACTGGTCAGATTTTTCGACCCACTGGCAAAATTCTCCGATAACTCTGATTTTTTCTCTGGTGGCAAACTTATTTTTCATATCTGAATATAACACAGCTACAGAAAAAAAGCAAGTAAAAAGTTTATTTTTTTTCGATTATTTTTTTTGTATAATGCCCGATAACCGCCTTTTGACTACTTTAGTAAGTCGTTAAGCGTCAACGACTTACGCAGAAAGGGCGGCCCGCGCCGCGTAACTCGTTGAGTGTCAACGACTTACGAAGGTTTTTTTAGCACACTCTCGCCGACCTGTCAAGTATTTTTTTTACTTTTTTTGTCAAGTATTTTTTTCCATTTTTTTTGTGCGCCGTCGGCGGTTCCTTCAGATCTTAGAAGAATCTTAAAAGTTTCCCAAGGTGGTTTGGGCGCTCTTAGCGAGCGCCATGTTTTCATTCGTTCGTTTGGTGTCATGTTAGACTTAGCCGAAGATTATTTTATCTGTTTTCTCGCTGTGATCTGCGAGCGCTTTGTCAAGTCTAGCTTCGAGGCGCTTGAAGTTTTCCGCAGTGTCGTTGCTGATGTTTAGATCCATAGCCATAGCCTGAGCTTGACCTGATGCGCCGATGACCTCCGCGCGGAGTTGGTCGGCGATTTTCATTAGTTCGATTATTTGCTCGTGATTGTTTTTCATGTTTTAACTATAACACAGATTTTTATTTAACGCAAGTATTTATTTTATTTTTTTTAGAACCAAGCTTCGAGGATCTCGGACTCGATCACCTCGAAAACTTCATCTAACTCTTTGACCTCAACGTGTACGCAGTCATCCTCTTTGTGAAACACAACGCCAGTGTCAACGAACTCCAGGTTATCGCCATGCTTAAAAGTTACTTTGTCATCTATATCTATATCAGTTATTTTCATGTCTCTACTATATCACAGATTCAAGTTAAACGCAAGATCTTTTTTCTTTTTTTTACAAGCTCAACTTGTTGAGCATTGGAGACCAGTCACGGCTAACCATGTCAGCTAAGCTCTCGCTTATGTCATCGATGGAGTCGATGGCGATCTCCTGCTCGCCTCCGTCTTGATCCATACCCCACACGAACCCATTTTCGAAGTCTGTATCTACCACGACAAACCACTCACCACGCGCGGTGAACTCAACTCCATTACCTAAACGATTTATTAATTCTTTATTTTTCATGCTGTAAGTATACCACAGAATCACATAAAAGTAAAGCTTTTTTTACATTTTTTTTTATTTTTTTTTCTTAATATTTTGCTTGACAAAGACCCTACCCTATTTCTAGAAAAAACTTGACAAGATATACGTAGCAAGTCGCGGGGGGTGTCCGATTTCAATTTCTAAATCACGTTCACCGCATGAATATTTTTCATGGTAGCGTGGACTGAACACAGTGTAAAACACTGTGCCAATGCACAAAAACAAAAAATTAATTAAGGAAATCAGAATGCGCCGAAACAAAGTTCGGTTTGAGCGTTACTATGTTGACGGAGTGGCAAAGTTTTTAATTTACGCGGAAGGGCCGCATTATCAAATATGGAAGCGGGTGAACGCAGATTACTATATCGCGAAGGAGAGTTTTTATAGATATAGATTTTTTGTGTGGTTTATTGATTTGTTTAATGATTTTTATCCTGTTACAAGACTTATATGTTTATTAATGAATAAATTGATATAACCCCCGTTTTGTAAAAAAATATAAATCGGGGGCAATTTAATTTTTATTGTTTAAAAAAAATAATCGGCACGTATAATTTGGTATGCCGCTTGATTTAATCACAAAGTATGTCCCACTGGTAGCTGGGATTATGTATACATTTGTTGCGACTGCTTATTTTTTAAAAAAAGAATATGGTTGGGGTATAATCTGGATATCATATGCTACTGCTAATTTTGGTCTTATAGTAGTTGGTAATGAATAATCAGTGTAATAAACTGGGATGAGTTTATTATATAGTGAAGTTCCTGTTTATGTGGGCGCGGCGAACGCTACAACCATAACAGAGAATACTGCTTATGTGCCAGCTTTGGACGCGAGTGTAGATTTTGCCACCCAATTAGTTGGCAAAAGGTTTTTGGGGCAGGATGTAACATCAACGGATCAATTTAAAACAACTGGCCCGCGTGAAGTTTCCATAAGGATGAAGTCTATATTGGACCCTTTTGCTGACAATGCCTTTGCTTTTGCTAAGTCTAGTAATCAGGATGCGTTTTTCCCTATACAGATTGGGGGTAATATTTATGAAAAGTGCTATTTAACTGATTTCAGTTTATCGGTTGATACTTTCGCGCCAGTTACAATGGAAGCTAATTTTGTTTCTCTTGCTCCGCTTACTGGCGGTAATGTTACTGGAGACGCTACTCCATATGGGGGTGGTGATATTCCTTTTGATTCTGATGATATTGTTTATGGGTATACTTGTAGTTTGTCGAATGCTGATCAAGCTGTAGGGAATGTTCAATATACAATTAATTATAGAAAGAGTTTCAATAGAACTCCTGTTTATAATTTGGGCGCGGTCAATGCTAGTTCTATGTTACTTGATTCTGTTGAATCTGAAATGAGCATAGAATCGACTGGTTTAAATTCTTTGATTGATTTTAGTGGTAATTCTATGAGTTCTAATGTGGTTTTAACATTGAACAACATAGATGGGGATGGATTGAGCACAAACCTACCAAGTGTAACTATGGCCATTGGTTCTAGAGTAACTACTGAAAGTTACAGCATAGCAGGTAATGACACTGTAAATACAAGAGCAACAATAAAACAAATAGATTTATGATGGACTGGGAATTAGATTTTAGCGAAGAAATAAAAGCTAAGTGGAGTATGAAGCGCAAGCGTAAGATCGATTGCGATAACCCCAAAGGTTTTAGTCAAAAACAGTATTGTAAAAGACAAGAGCGAGGTGGAGCATACAAAACAAAAGCAGATGAAAAAAGAACCCCCGAAAAAAGAAAAGATGGCACTAAGAGGCCAAAGTCTGAACATTCTGATTTGTATACAGATGAAGACCCAAAAGGTACTATAAAAGGGCTTGGATTCAAAGATGCTGAGACTGCTAGCAAAAGTGTTGCGATTATTGAGAGAGCAAGAAGACCACATAAGCATAAAGTGCAAGCTACCATGGCTATGGAGCAAAGGTCTAGGTTTGCAGCTAAAAATGCTAAAGATCCTGAGAAAAAGAAAAAACTCTTGGCCGCGAATAAAATATATAAAGCTTATCTAGAAAAATTAAAGAAAAGGACTAAAGAGCGCAACAAATAGGTGTAAATATAATAAATGCCCCGAAAAAAATCGAATCAATCTTCACCATTTGATTTTAGCTCTCAAATACACTCTATAAACTTCAAACAAAGGAAGTTTAACTTTTCCAACAAACAGCAGTTATTGCTAGAGGCAGTCTTAGATCCTGAGATGAAAATTATTTTTGTTTCAGGGCCAGCGGGATCTAGTAAGACTTACATGTCAGTTTATGGCTGTTTACAGATCATGGCTAAAGATTTTAGTAAAGATTTAATATACATAAGAAGTATCGCTGAAAGCGCCGACAAAGGATTAGGTAGTTTGCCTGGAGATATATCAGATAAGTTCAATCCGTTTTTGATGCCGCTTTACGATAAGTTGGATGAAATGGTACATGAAGGCGATACAGCCTACATGAAAAAAATAGAACGCATATCCGCAGTGCCAATTAACTTTTTAAGAGGAGCTAACTGGAACAATAAGCTCATTGTGGCAGATGAGGCTCAAAACTTTACATTTAAAGAATTAACTACTCTGATTACTAGAATAGGTGAGAATACAAAATTAATTATATGCGGCGATTTCATGCAGAGCGACATAAACGGCAGAAGCGGGTTCAAGGAAATGTTTGATTTGTTTAATTGTGAAGAATCTAAAGAGCAAGGGATAACTTCATTTAAATTTAACAACAGGGATATAGTTAGAAGTAAAATTTTAAAATATATTGTATCTAAGATAGAAAAACATAAAAAATAATTGTATTATTATATAACAAGGCAACCGTCTAAGCGACAGCGGCCATCAGCTTTTTATAAATTGAGACAATGATCTTGTTACTTAAATATAATAAAAATAGAAAAAAAGTAAATTTTAATTATATATTATACAGCTTATGAGCCATCTTTTCTGTCATACTTGTGGATTTAAAATACAGTACGCAAATCTTAAACCTAATTTTTGTTCCAAGTGCGGTCAACAATTAAATATGAGTTTAGCCTCTACTTTTAGTAAGCCTAGTAGAGAAGAGATTGATGATAGTATTCATTATGATTTGCAAAATGATGAAACTTTATCTGATTCAATACCTAATATTTCTAAAATTCAAGTAGAGTACTCAATGGAGGATTACAAAACTCACACCATAGGTTCATTAGCAGGAGAACCACCAAATGAACGCGGTAGAAAACCACGTTCTAAGTCTGTTGATGAATTTGTGAATGAAAAACGATCCCGATCAGAAAAAGACATATGAGGATTGCTCAGACATAATTGATCAAGCCATTCAAAAACAGAAGTATAAATGGAGGTTAAGTGCGATAAAATGGTTTGACTTCGATGATGTAGAGCAAATCATAAAAAGTCATATAGCTAAGAAGTGGCATATGTGGGATCAGTCACGCCCACTTGAGCCTTGGATTGGTAGGATCATATCAAACCAGATAAGAAACTTACTAAGGAATCATTATGGTAATTATACTAATCCTTGTAAATCTACACACTTGCCAAATCACAACCCTTTAAGGTGTGAAGTTTGCTGTAAATGGGAGAAGTCAAAAAAAATTGGCCTACAACTTAAAATACCTCTATCGGTTGAGGATTACTCCAAAGAAATACAAAACAAAAAGTATGATAATTTTGATTTTAAAAACTCATTAACTAAACTTGATAAGTTAATGAAGAAAAAGTTAAGCGCGATTCATTACAAGGCTTATAGGATGCTATACTTTGAAAAGAAAACTGAACAAGATGTAGCAAAGTACATGGGATATAAAATATCCGCACAAAAAAATAAGTTAGGTTATAGGCAAGTTAAAAACTTAAAAAAGAAGTTTTTACAAACGGCCATAGATTTACTAAGAGAAAACGATATTATTGATGATGGAACTATCTGAAGAGCAAAAAAAGTTTATAGACGAAAATGCTACTAAAATCAAAAACTTAATTGATTTGACTAAGCAATGTTTTCAAGATGACACTTTAGATGGCAGATCTAAACAGGGCCGCGCTGTCAGGAAGTATTTAGTTGAGAATTGCATTGATTACAAAACAACGGGTCGTGAGCAAGTCGAAGCGATAGAACTAACACAACAACAAAAGGATTTTATACTTGAGCAAGCCGAACAAGGCTTGTCATCGCTTGAAATAGCAAAAATAATATTTGCCGATAGGCAAGTCAAGCCGCTATCAAATGAGCAAAGGACAGTATTAGCATACATTAGAGAGATAAATCCCGACATAATGCCATCACAAGACAGTGGTGCGCTGCATTCATACATTGCACCGAAGTCTACGAGTAGAATCATCAAAAAAATCAATGATGCCACTGGTCTAGGCTTAGATGACTCTAAGATTAACAGGCAAACGCAAATTTGTATTGAAAAGTTAGGGGTCAATTTGAACAACTCGCGTTTTTTAAAAATAATTAATAATTATTTAAATGAATCAGATAGAGTTCTTTTTGAGCATGAATTTGTTAGACTGACTTGGGATAAGCCAGACCTAACTGCGGATGAGATAAATTTATATCTCAACGCATGCAAGGAAGTTATCAACCTTGAGGTTATAAGCAGTCACTTGAATAAACTTAACGATATGTTTGACGTAGCTGATGATCAAACAGATATGAGCGTTAGGTTAGCTGAGATAATCAAAGCAAAATCACAAGAATATCATCAATGCGAGACTAGGATAGAAAACCTAACTAAAAAGCTTCAGGGTGACCGTGCCGAGCGAATGAAAAAGTCTCAGAAAGAAAATGCATCATTTCTTTCGATAGTGCAACTCTTCCAAGAGGAAGAAGAGCGCAAAAACATGATAAGAATTGCAGAGATGCAAAAATTAGCTGTTAAGGAAGAATCTCAACGCTTAGAGGGTATGGCTGAGTGGAAAGCTAGAATTTTAGGAATAGGACCAGAAGATGTCATTTAACTGTAGAGAATGTGGTCAGAATTTTAAGGCTTTGCGTAGTTTACACGCACACTTAAAAAAACACGACATGTTTGTCGGCGATTACTACGTCAAACACTTTGCAAAAAAAGACAGGTTTACTGGCGAGCTAATACCTTATAAAAATTATTCACAATATTTTTCAAAAGATTTTATTAGCGCCGATAACATGAGACTTTGGTGCGAAACAGCACCAAAAAAAGAAGTAAAAGATTATATAGTAACTTCTTTTCAAAAAAAATTAAAAAATAAAAAACTTTCAAAGATTCCACCATCTACATATTTAAAAAGTGGGGATATACCAGATATAGACATTTGTAAGAAAATTTTTGGTTCATACAATGACGCATGTAAAAAAATTAAAATGTTGCCAATGTTATCAAATGGGCTTCCTAAAAATTTTGATAAAGATTACTCAGATACAAAAGTTTTTATAGATACTAGAGAACAAAATCCTTTGTCATTTAAAAACCAAGAATTTTTAAAACTTGATGTTGGCGATTATGCTGTCATGGGAGATGATTTTGATTATACCTTTGTAGATAGAAAATCTTTTCAAGATTTCTGTGCTACAGTCACAAGCGGGCATGAAAGATTTTTAAATGAGATAGAAAGATGTAAATCTTTAGGTTGTTATTTATTTGTAGTCATTGAAACAGCCTTTGACGACATGGAAGCCGAAAATAATAAGTCTTACAAAAAATTTAAATTAGATTATGTGTTTCATAAAATGCGTAACATACAAGCTGAGCACTCAGACTCCTGTCAGTTTGTATTTAGTGGGTCCAGAGATAAAAGTATATTATTGATTCCTAAAATATTAATATTAGGCAAAAAGCTTTGGGGTGTAGACTTAGAATATTTTTGGAGTAACGAATTAAAACAAAATGGCTTGGCAAACAGGAAAACAAAAACTAAACAGACCTTACGCAGATATCAACCAACAAATAATCGAAAAAGAGGGATTTTTGGATGAGACTGAATCAAAGATACTTCTTTATAAATTTTTAAGAGAGAATCCATCTTTTGCGACAGATTTATTTACTGGTGTAAAACTTTTTCCATTTCAACATATGGCTATAAAGGCCATGATGGAGTCCGATTACTTTTTGGGCATATGGAGCCGAGGAATGTCCAAAAGCTTCTCTACGGCCATTTTCGCTTTGTTAGACGCTATTCTACATCAAGGTGTTCAGATAGGTATACTGTCTAAATCATTTAGGCAGTCAAAAATGATTTTTAAAAAGATCGAAGATATATCGAAAAGCCCAAAAGCCACATTCTTTGCTCAATGTATAACTAGAACCTCAAAGATGAATGATGAGTGGATAATGGAGATAGGTTCTAGCAGTATAAGGGCTTTACCTTTAGGTGATGGTGAAAAGTTAAGAGGTTATAGATTTCAAAGGATAATTATTGATGAGTTATTGTTGATGCCAGAAAAAATTTACAATGAGGTTATAATGCCATTCTTATCTGTGGTTGAGAATCCTACAGAAAGGCAAGAGATATATGATCTTGAGACAGCGATGATTGAGCAGGGCAAAATGGAAGAACACGAAAGAAAGAAGTGGCCAAACAACAAAATTATAGGTCTTTCATCTGCATCTTACAAATTCGAGTATCTGTACAAACTTTATCAGCAATATGAGAACTTAATATTAAATGAAAACAAACAAGATGGAGCGCATAGAACAATAATGCATTTTAGTTATGATTGTGCTCCTGCCCAACTTTACGATCAAAACTTAATCAATCAATCAAAGACTACAATGAGTGAGTCTCAATTCCAAAGAGAGTTTGGCGCGATATTTACAGATGATAGTTCTGGATACTTTAAAGTAAGTAAAATGGCTGCATGTACGATACCTGATGGAGAAGGGCAATCTGTTGAAGTCATAGGCAATCCCAAGGATGAATATATATTAGCTTTTGACCCATCTTGGTCAGAGAGTGAAAGCTCAGACGATTTTGCCATGTTGCTTATAAAAATGAATTTAGATACTAGAAAAGGCACGGTGGTTCATAGTTATGCTTTATCTGGGTCAAGTCTAAAAACACATATTAAATATATGGCTTACATACTGACCCATTTTAATATTAGCGCTGTGGTTGGTGACTACAATGGCGGTGTGCAATTTGTTAACTCATGCAATGAAAGTGAAATATTTAAAAGTAAAAATTTAAAACTTGGTGTTATAGAGGGTGATTTAGATAATACAAAAGATTATGATAAAAATTTAAGAAGGTTAAAAAACCAATACAATAAATCACAAAAAAACTTTGTGTTTTTACGAAAGCCCACCTCTGCTTGGATAAGGTTAGCTAATGAATCTTTGCAGTCTGCTTTTGACCATAAGAGAATATTTTTTGCTGGGGCGGCTATGAATGATGATTATAACAATCAAAGAAAGTCTAGAGTGCCGATTGAAGAATTAAAATTTATTAGAAATGACCCCAATCAAAAAGGAGGTAAGGGAGCTAGAATGATTGATTTTGTAGAGCATCAAAAGGATATGATGGATTTAATTAAAGTACAATGCGCTCTTGTTCAGATAACAACTTCTAGCCAAGGCACTCAAAGTTTTGATTTACCTCCAACACTCAGAAAGCAAAAAGGCGCTGATAAAGCTAGGAAAGACTCTTACTCAGCTTTAGTTTTAGGCAACTGGATGATGAACATATATTATGATATGCAAGATTTCAATCAAAATAATAACCAAGCTACATTTACACCAATGTTTATTTCTTAACTTTTAAAAGTCCAAAGTTAACTTTAAGTGTAAAACAAAATATTGTTATGGCCAAGAGAAAATATACCAAACGCTCAGAATACTGGAATAAATTTAATAAAGAAAGAAAAACCTATGTGCCTATAGGTGAAAATGGTAAAGTGCAGCCTGATTTACTAGGTGAGCCATTTTACACATCTGATGCGTCTTTCAAAGAAATAGCTGAAGCTAGGAGGCAGTCTGCTAGCTCTAGTGCTTTTAGTGGCAGTAGACAAAATAGATCTGCTTTTGTAAATCTTAGGAATAGATACTCTAGTATAGCAGTAGGCATGCTTCCATACGAATATGCCTCTGATGGGGTTAATGTGCGCGATGCCATAGAGCTTTGTCAAAAGGCTTATGCAAACGTAGCTGTTTTTAGAAACGCGATTGATATAATGTCTGAGTTTACAAATACAGATGTTTATCTAGAGGGCGGCTCTAGAAAAAGCAGACAATTCTTTGAAGAGTGGTTCAAAAGAATAAATTTAATAAGTATCAAAGATCAGTATTTTAGAGAGTACTACCGTAGTGGAAATGTTTTCTTATACAGAATGGATGGAAGGTTTCAGGCAGATGATTACGCAAAAATTATAAATCAGGTAGGATCAATTAATCCTGCGGTCAATAGAATACCTTTAAGGTATATTTTGCTAAATCCTTATGACATAACAACTAAGAGGTCATCAACATTCTCAAGAAACGCATATGAGAAAATTTTGTCTGAATATGAATTAGCTAGACTTAGAGATCCACAAACAGATGAAGAAAAAGCTTTGTTTGATAGTTTTGATGAGTATACGCAAAAACTAATTAAAGAGGGTGGCTATACCACTACTGGCGTTAAAATGAAGCTTGATGGAGAAAAGCTGTCGTACTCATTTTACAAAAAACAAGACTATGAGCCTTTTGCTGTTCCATTTGGGTTTCCAGTTTTAGATGATATAAATGCTAAAATGGAACTGAAAAAAATGGACCAAGCGATTACAAGAACTGTAGAAAATGTAATCTTGCTTATCACCATGGGTGCTGATCCAGATAAAGGCGGGGTAAATGCTAACAATCTGGCTGCGATGCAAAACCTATTTAAAAATGAAAGTGTTGGTAGGGTTTTAGTTTCTGATTATACAACAAAAGCAGAATTTATAATACCAGAACTTAATAGAGTTTTGGGGCCAGATAAATATAAAATTCTTAATGAAGATATTAAACAAGGGCTGCAAAATATAGTTGTAGGCGAAGAAAAATACAACTCCACTCAAGTTAAAGCACAAATATTTATTGATAGATTAAAAGAGTCTAGAAATGGATTTTTAAATGATTTCTTACAAAGAGAAATAAAAAGAATATCATCAGAGCTTGGTTTTAGATCTTATCCGCAAGTTAAAATGAAGGATATAGATATGAGGGATGAAACTCAATTGATGAGAGTTTCTACTCGATTAATGGAGCTTGGAATACTCACTCCGCAACAAGGAATGGAAATGTTCCATAATGGTAAGTTTCCTGATGCAGAAAATATTGCTCCAGCTCAAGAAACATTTATCCAAGAAAGAAAAGGAGGTTTTTACAATCCTTTAGTCGGAGGTGTACCAATGATAGAATCTGACGCTCCAAAAGCAAAAACCTCGAATGAGGTGGGTAGACCCGAAGGTACAGTCGATATACCCGTTTCAAGATCCACATATTCTAGAGCAAATATACAATCAACATTGTACAAAATAGATAATTTTATAAATGATTCTAGAGATAAACTTGTTACTAAAAGTGAAAAAGGTGAGATTTCTGAATCTATGGGAAATGTCTTAACTGATCTCTGTGAATCTATAGTATGCTCTGAAAATGAAGAATCTTGGGCCGAACGCTTTGATTTCTGTGTAAACAATCTTGATGAGATAGAAAATCTAGAAACTTTGTCAGAGGTTTTATCAATATCTGCAAAGCATAATCTTGAGTTGTATCCATCGGCAATTTTATACCATAGCACTAAAGAATCTTAATGGATTACAAATATAAAACAACTTTTGAATGCCCAATCTCAGTTTGCAAAATAAGCAAAGCTTCTCTTATATCTGAGGCTTCATTAAGTAATCTAGCGCCATTAGTCCCTAAAAATATAGACTATAAAAGCAATGTTGATTTACTGGGAGTGGCCTTTAATGCGGCTGTTGTAAATAAATTCAACAGAAACGGCGATGGAATGTCAACTACAACTGCGATTGAGCACACGCCAAATTTTATCCATAAGCCAACAAATATTGAGCACAATAAACAAAAAATAGTCGGGCATATTGTAGATGCTGGATTTAGTGATATTAAAACTAATAAAATTTTAAACGCTGAGGATATAAAAAATAAAAAAAATCCTTTTAATATAGCTTTAGGGGCTGTCATTTATAAATCAGTAAATAAAGATTTTACTAATCTTGTACAAAAATCCTTAGACCCAGACGATCCAGCATATCAAAAAGTTTCTGCAAGCTGGGAAGTCGGGTTCAGTAATTTTGTTTTAGCCGTGGGTAGCGATAATCTTGAGGATGCAAAAATAATCTCAGACCCTGAAAAAATAGCAGAAATGAAAGGATTTTTAAGGAGTTATGGTGGCACTGGAAAAACAGATAAAGGAGAAAATATATATAGGCTGATAACTGGTAAAATATACCCTTTAGGTATTGCCTACACTATGAACCCAGCAGCAAATGTAAAAGGTTTGTACTCAGATAAACCTGATACAGAGAAAATTTTTATAAATGATAAACGTGATAAAATTTCACAAAATTTAAATTTAAATGTAAACAACGAAAAGGATATTAACGCTATGGAAATCGAAAAAACTATTTCAGAACTTAAAGAGCTTCTAAATGAGAAAAAATTCTCTAAGGAAGCTGTCGCTTCAATGACTGACACTTTCTCTAATGCTATTAAAGAGCGGGATGAAAAGTATCGTGCAGATATTGAAGAAGCCAAGAAACAAAAAGAATTAATCGCTAAAGAGTACGAGGATCTAAAAACCTCGGTGGCTGATCTTGAGCAGAAACTAGGAGAAGCAAATGAGCGCATTTCTGTTTTTGAAAATGAGAAAAAAGCTGAAGAAGCTATAGCTAGATTCAATGAAAGAATGGATTCTATTGATGATTCTTACGACCTTGATGATGAGGATCGTGAATTTTTAGCTAACGAGCTTAAAGATCTTGGCGAGGACGCAGAATTTACTGCTTTTGCTTCAAAGCTAGAAGTTCTTTGGAGACACAAGAATAAAGAGGCACAAGCCTCAATTCAAGAGGAAATCCAAAAGCGTATTGATGAAGAGGTCGCTAAAAGAGTTTCAAATGCCTCTGAGGAGGTTGAAGTTGAAAAAGTTTTCGACGAAGCTGAAGTGACCGACTCTGAGATTCCTAACGCAAACGAAGCGGTCGCATCTCAAAACAAATCTTTAACTGAAAGATTTAAGGATGCTTTCAAGCGTGAAAATATTGAAATTTCTTAACTAACTAAACTTTAATTTAACTAAAATACATCATGGGATTACGAATTCTACCTTTCAGACAATACTCTGACAATGATGTCGTGAACATGTACGCACTTGAAAATGATGCGGTTCTCGACAGCACGACTGGAACAGGCGGCGGCGATGCTGGCGTTTTCGTGAAGGTCTCTAATGGTGACTTCAATAAAGAGCCTGTTGAGTATCAAACAAATTCTTATTTGGGCGAGACCAGCTACCCGTTCTTAGGTACAACAGCTATGTACCCTGAAGTCAATCTTAAAGTCACAGGCGCATCATCTGGAGAGTTTCCACTTGGAATAACTCTTAATCAGACTGCTAAAAATGACGAAAATGGCGAAAAACTACTTTACAATCCAACTAAGCAGACTGAGCTTCAGGCTGTTTTACCTGGTCAGTCTGTACCTGTTGCCACAAAAGGAATCTTTACATTAGCCGCAGCAGCGTTTGATGGAACTGCTTCACTTTATCCTGTTGGTTCTGGAATCAGAATTTCAACAAACAATGTAGGTAAAATAACTGGAACACATCCAAGTAATGCTAACGCATTCGGAACTGTCATAGGAACTGGATCACGTACAAGTCAAGGACCAACAACTGATCAGTTTGCTGGTGAGTTCTTAGTTGTAAAATTCGATTGTCAGTAAATTTTAACCAAGGAGATAAAATTTTAAAATGAAAATTACTTTAAAACGTACACCAGAGCAGGTCGAGCTTATTAAAGCTATGGCCTCCCGCAATAAAACTATTGCATATGAGGCTCAGGTTGCTCTTGCCGAGTTTATCGGACCAGTTTTAGCTGAGGTTCTTAACCAAGCTCCAACTGTAAGCAATCTGTTCCAGTCACTTCAGTTTAACGCTGATGATAATCCAAGCATTCCTTTGGACCTTTACTACAACATTTCCGATGAGGATTATGTTCAGGTATATAGCCAAAGCCACGCTGGAGGTTTGCCAACTTCACAAGTTCTTCCAACCGCATCTGAGTTGAAACTTGCTACTTATAGCCTTGACAGTGCTGTAAGTTTTGATCGCCGTTATGCTGCTAAAAGCCGCATGGACGTAGTAAGCAAGACTTTCACTCGTGTTGCTCAGGAGATCTTAATTAAGCAGGAAACCACTTCCGCTACTTTGCTTATGACAGCTGTAGCAGGTGCTACTACAAATTCAAAACCACACGTTCAGACTAACCGAGTTGCTGGCAAGTTCACACTTGCCGACATGAATGATCTACTTACTCTTGCTAAGAGAATCAATACTTCATTCATCGGTGGCACACCAACAAGTCGTACAAAGGGCTTAACTGACCTTATCTGCTCACCAGAGATTGTTCAGGATATTCGCTCAATAGCTTATAATCCAATCAACTCTGCGAATGCAAATGACTCAGCCCCAGGCGCTACAGACGGTCTTGCAGCCCCTGATGAGCTTCGTATGGATATTTTCCGTAACGCAGGTACTCCTGAGTTTTACGGTCTTGGAATTATGGAGATCAATGAGCTTGGAACAAACCAAAAGTTTAACACTCTTTTCGATGTAGCTGCTGGTTCAACCACTTATTACAATCCAGATGGATCATCAGTAGGCATGCAGTTCGATACAGCCGATGACGACTTTGTACTTGGTGTTGACCGCTCAAGAGACGCACTTATTCGTGCAGTCGCTGTTGATGATGACAGTGGAGCAGAGTTCAATCTTATTGCTGACGATCAGTACAGCATACGCCAAAACAAGATCGGATACTTCGGATCTATGGAAGAGGGCAGAGTTGTCCTTGACAATAGAGTTCTTGTAGGTAAGATTGTTGGACCTTAATAGTCTTAACTTATTACTCATATTAAAAGGTCACCTCGAAAGGGGTGGCCTTTTTTTATTTAAATTATTTATTAAGTGTATATAATATTGTATGAGCGAAGAAGAAACACCATATGAAGAGGTCACTACAGGTCAAGAAGTACCTGAAAAAGAAGGTTTGCTTGAAGAACTAGAGCGTCTTAGAAAAGCTGGAGAAACCAGTACTGCACGTTATCAAGAAGTGCTAAAACAAGTTGAGGTAGCTTTTGGTACAGGGCAAACTAATTTTTTTGGCACTCATGATATAAACGAATTAAATAAAAAGATAAAAAAGATGAATAATGCTGATTTGCATAGTTTTGCAATGAAAGTTGGAATTAATCCTTTTTATGATAGACCTCTACTAATTGAAAATATTAAAAAAGAATTTCATAAATTTCAAAATAAAGGTAACATATTCACCGCCCCTGTCCCAGAACCATCAATTAAATTAGACCCAAAAGATCCTAAACATAAACAAGTTCTTGATTGGTTAAAGACAGATTAATAGTGTAATAACTTACATGAGCGTCTTAGGTAATTTAGCTTCAGGTATAGTAGAAACAGAGTTTGATAACGATACTGGCATAGCCACTGTCGCTTCAGTTAGCGGTTGGTTATTTGAAAACTTAGGTAAATTAAACACTTACATCTATACAGACTTTAGTGGATCACAAGCCAGTGGAACATATGGCTTCATGGATATTGAAGCTCAAGGAATTCTAAAGGAGCTTTATCTTTACAATTATTATACAAAACAATCTAGAAACGCTTTACGCGGAATAACCGACTCCTCCGTTAGCGGCGATAATATTTTAGCTTTAAAGGACGGAGAAAGCTCTGTAACGTTTGTTAACCGTAATGAGGTGTCAAAGGTCTATAGAGGACTTGCAAAGGATTCTATCGCTAATGTCGAGCGCTTATCAGCACAATATAATATCTATCAAGCTCAGCCTAGACAGCTGCACGGGGTTGATGGAAGTGGTAGATTATTTTATCCATAAAAAAACCCCGCTTTCACGGGGTTTTTAAATTTTATTATTGTTTGATAATAATAGTATTCTTATGCGAATACTTCATCACCATTTTTACCGCTCATAAACAATCCAGCTGAAGTATCATTAGTTCCACCAATCTGAGCAGACATTGTAATATCAACAGTTTTGTTGCTTCCAATTGAGCTTGATACAGACTCACTATCTACTTTAGCGCCTTTTAATGTGTAAATTACAGCGTTGTTGCCAGCTTTATTTTTTATAGTAATACTAGCGTTATTCTGAGCTTGTGTTAATTGAGTCGCAAGTTGAAAATCATCAGCCTCGTTTACAAGAGCTGAAATATTCATGGTTACATTAACTGGGAAATCAACTTCTCTAGCGTATGGAAATCTGCTTCCTAATCTCTGTAATGGAGTTCTTGAGAGTGGTATGTTTATAGAAGCACTTTGAATATGTATTCCACTAACACCAGTTAAGTCGAAAAGAGTTTCGTCTTGGAAACTACCTAATGAAAATGTAATATCACCTGGACGCAAGGCATTAACATCACTGCGGCCTGTTACTGGAACATCTAAAGTTGTAGAGCGCTCCACTGCTGACCCATCTTCTTGATCAACTGAGGGCAATGCGATACCACCAGCAGTAGTATCTCCACGCACGTTAGCGCCCTCTAAACTTACAGAAACTGTAGGAATAGAACCAACTGCTAAATCAACAGTGTAATCGCTGACATAGCAATTTCCGACACCGATTGCAGTATCGGTGCTATCAGCGATTGAGCGCCCAACCATATCTTGACCTTCTGGACCAGTAACTAAGTAAACATTCTTTCCAGAGCTAGAGATCATGTGGCCTGAAGCGAATTGTCCAGCATCGCTGTTAACTCCACCTTCTCCTCCACTTCCTGTTTGAACATAAAAACCTAATGCTCTTTCATTAAATCCATCGGCTAAGTAGTAACTAAAATCTGTACTAACAGTCGGTGGGTCCATTATAACTGAATCAATTCTAGCAAGCTCACCAAATTGGTTAATGTCTTGCCTGTTGATTGTGTAGCTCAAATTAGCGCTTTGAACTTTTTCTAATTGCTCATGTTTGCTAGCTACGCTAGATGATGCGTCTTCACTAACATACAAAGCTTCTGATTGATAAATTACTCTGTTTCTGGCCATAATAAAAATTCTTTACTTTGTTTACAGTTTTAGTTGAAAAATATGAAATTAGTTAAATCGGAATCTATGCTGATGTATTTCAAAATCTATAAACCCTACATATAGTTCATGGGCTAATGATTTTCTATCTCTATCGGTTAATTTTGATGTTCTTACTGAATTTACATAAAAACCTTGGTCAATAGAATATGAATCTATGAATCCAGTATAATTATAAGTGCCGCCTTTTAAATCACCTAATTCTGTTATTGGGTATCCACTCATTGGTAGCTCTGTAATGTTTTCATCTCTTGAGTCTGCAAAAATAGATAAAATGCCATCAAGTTGATATGTGTCCTCAGCTAAAATAACTGCTTTTACTGAGCACTGAGTTTCTTGCATACCGCCAAAAGCATAAGGTCTGTTCTCCATTGTTGCGGTAGATATAAAAACAGCTGGCACAACATCATCATAAGGAGCTATTGCATCCTCTGTTGGAGATGGTAATCTTGAATTTACGACATATTTGTTTTCTATTACTAAATCTTCTTCTGTATCATTAGTAATGTATACATTGAAATCTTTGACTGCAAATTCACCAGTTACAGTTAAATCAGTACTAGCTCCTGAAAGCAAAGACCTCCCGTTATCAAAATCTAAAACAACTCCATCATTTCTACCTGAAAAAGCGCCGCCCACAAAAACACCAGATGGGATATTAGCTCCTGTAATTGAAGAGTCTGTAACCCACTGTTTATATGCACTACCGTAAGCTTTATAATTAGAATCTAGCCTATCATCTGCATAATAAAAAAGACTACCTGTTTTATTACTGAAGGCTTCTCCCTTGGTTAACAAAAAGTTATCAAACCAAAGAAAAAATGATGTTGTTAAATTATGTTGGAATTGTGCTTTCATTTTAAATTTTGAAATCTTCTTTCATATTTCTTTATAAATGATGATATATAAGCGGTATTTTTAAACCTACCTCCTCTTACTTTTACACGACTTTGTAGTGCAGCGCCCGATCTACCCTTACCTTTTTTTCTTAAAAGAAAGCCTAGTCCAGAGATTCCTGTTTCTATGCCTTGCGCCCAACTTCTGCCAGTAGCCCAAGGCATCGGCGTAATTGAGAATATTTGCTGCGCCGTCGGCAAAGTTACATTGAATTCTCCTCCAACTTTTTTGCCATCTTTTAGCTCTCTTAAATATAATAATTCAGTTCTTTCTAGAGCATTTAATATTGGGGCTATTGGCTGATCACCAGCATCAAATCCAATAAAAGCAAATAAACTTGTAAATCCATTTAATGTGCCACTTATGTTTGGGGCATCAGGACCACCTAGAAGCTCTTGTGTCACAGGCAGAGTTAAAAACTCTGTTATCATTTCTTTTTTAATCTTTTTAAATTTGGTATTTATCTCCTTTTTTAAAATAGATTTACCCACTCTAGGTACTTGATTTTTTATAGCATTCTGTACTTCCCTATCAATCATAATTATTCATCAATCGGAGTAAGCAAAAAAGTAAAAAATCTATTGCTTGTTAATCCTCTAGGCACTCCGTCACTCTTTATCGCAAACTTTCTACCATCAAACTCAACTCTTCTAGCTTCTCTTATAAAATCGTATGCAGCTTGTTTTACAACCATTTTTACACTGCCATCGGGCAAGATGACTTTATTTTGTGTTCCAACTTGCCCAGTCCCAGCCTCATCAGCTAAATACTCTTTTTCTAAATCAACATAGTAAATTCTAGCGTCAAAGGTGTCAGTTACAGTAGAGTATTCAACAGAGCTATTAGATCCTGTATTTGTTCTTCTATACAAAGAGTTCCAAGAGGTGGTTGATGCTATTAATGTTTTTTTAGCATTTTTATACACCGTGATAGTTTGAGCAAATGTCGTGTGAAGCGTGTCTGCCAAACTATTAATTTTATTTATTTGATTCTCAGATAAAAACCCAGCCATGTAGATTTTTACACTTTTATTTATATAATAAGATAGTATTCTGCCATGAACGCTAAAAAAAAGTTATCTAAAGATTCTTCATCTGAAATATCATCATTATTTAAGTTAATGTTAATAATGGTTGAAGACATGAAAAAGGATCATGATTTCCACTATGAAAAACTATACAACGAAATACCTGAAGAATACCATCCAGTTTTGAGGGCCGCAGATCATTTTACAGATGACAAAGTTTGTTGGATTAGAAAAAGAATTTTAGATTTTGGCAACGAATCGATTAGAAATTTAGACTCAAAGCTAGATAATTATACTGTTACTTTTATATTTAAATAAGGAAAAAGGCCATGGAATTTAAAGAATTATATTCATTTCCCCTCGAAAGAGAGGAGGAAGTAGAAAAAGAAACCTCTAGAAAAGATAAAAAAACTGGAGACATCATTAAAAAAATCAAAAAGGTAAAAGAAAAAATACCTTATGCAATTAGATTAAAGAGACCCTCAAGGAGAGAGCTTGAAGAGGCTGAATTGGAATATTCAGTAGAAATGAGTAAGTGCGTCAAAAAAGGTATTCTTACAAGAGCTATGCTTTTTAAAAAATATAGCGATACTGGTGGGATGTATACCGATGATGAAAGTAGAGACTACGGTGAAATTTACAGGAAGCTGTTAACTTTGCAAAATGAGTACGTCAGGATGGATTCTATTGATAAGCCGACGGATAGCCAAAAAGAAAAATTAGAAAAGATTAAAGATGATCTAGCTGAATCAAAGAAAAAGCTTGTGGAGTTAGAATCTAATATGCACTCTTTGTTTGATCATACTGCCGATACAAAAGCTCAAAACAAACTTTTGTTGTGGTATACTTTAATGTTAACGCACATACAAGGTGAGTCAGACGAGGCTCCTGTTCCTTATTTTAAAGGGGATACTTTTGAAGAAAAGACAAAAGATTATTATGATAAAGAAGATAATAGTGACGAGTTTTATCAAGAAATAGTAAAAAAAGTTACAACAATTTTAGCTTTCTGGTTCTTTAATCAGGCTTCAAAACCTGAAGAGTTTAATAACTTAATTGAGCAAATGGAAAAAGGTGAACTTTGAATGAGGAATTCTACATCTCTTTAATAGGCGAGGCTTTTGATGGGTATACTGAATGTAAAATAGATAATCAAGATACATATCTAAAACACATAAGTATCCGTGATCAAAGATATCTTCATAAATATTATGAAAAATATAAAAAGCTAGCATTAGATAGAGGCTTAGAAACAGAAGCTGATAGAATAGCAGCTGTCACAAAAGATGAGGTATGGACTGCTGATGATGATGCTAAGATAGCCTCTTTAGAAAAAGAAGTAGAAAATTTAAAATCAACTGTAAAAGCTATTTTTTTACCATCTCAAAAAGAGGCTATACAAAAAGATTTAAAAAAAAGAAGGCTTGAACTTACAAATCTTGTAATAAAAAGAAAAGAAGTTATTGGTAAAACCGCCGAAGATTATGCACAAGTAAGAAGCGGCGATGAGTTATTGAGATGTTTATTGTTTTCTGATTCTAATTTAAAAAACTATTTATACTCAGATGATCAATTTGCTGAGTTAGAAACTTGGGAGGTCGCGGATATAGCCAAGATACAACAAGATGTTGGAGAGAAGTTTTCTGATTCAGTAATTCAACAGGCTGTTTTAAGACCTTTCTTTAGTATGTATTTATCATCATGTGAAAATATAGCTCAGTTCTATGGCAAGCCTGTTATTAATCTTACTATATATCAACTCAAAGTAGCGGTTTATGGAAGAATGTTTTTCAATATTTTTCAAAATGTGCCAGACATACCAGAAAATATAAAAGATGATCCTGAAAAACTTTTATCTTTTAGTGATGCTCAGATGAACAAAAACAAAAATTCAGGGGGAATAAATCATGAAGCTGATTCGTCAGCTGTATTTGGAGCGACTAAAGAAGATATGGAAGCTCTTGAAGGAAATGCTAAAACTATTTCAATGTCAGACGAGTTAAAAAAACATGGTGGTACATTAGATATGCAACAAATGATGCGATTAGCTGGACATGATGTGTAAATCTTTGTGTAATTAAACATAAAGGTTTACGGACATATGGCAGCAAAAATACCAGCAGAATTTGTAGGATTAGAAAAAAGCGCAGAAATTGCCGCAAAGAAAGCGGGAAGAAATCTTAAAATTAATATAGGCACAAGCGCTAGAAGCGTAGAGGCATTATCTCAGCCGCTAGGTAGAATCACAGGTAAAGCTGATGAATTTACCAAGTCAATGGAAGCTGCTAACGCTCGTGTCTTGGCTTTCGGCGCTTCTGTTGGAGTTTTAAGAAGTGTCACAAATAGCTTCAAAGACTTGGTTGTAACAACAATTCAAGTTGAAAAGCAGATGGCTAGCATAAATGCTATCTTGGGCGCATCAACTGGAGAGCTAAGTAAATTTAAAAAAGAGATTTTTGATGTCGCTAGAAACACTGAGCAGTCTTTTGAAACTGTTGCTACCGCTGCATTAGAATTAAGTCGTCAAGGTTTAGCAGCTGAAGAAGTTCTTAAACGACTAAATGATTCTTTGATTTTAAGTAGACTGTCTGGGCAGAGTTCTGCGGATGCCGTGGCTGGACTTACTTCAGCAATAAATGGTTTTAAAAGTGCAGGGATTACAAGTACCGAGGTAGTTAATAAATTTTCAGAGGCTGCTAAAAGTGCAGCGGTATCAGAGAGAGACTTAGCTGAAGCTTTTAAAAGAGCTGGTGCTGTTGCTGGACAGGCAGGGGTATCGTTTGATGAACTTGTTGGTATTGTTAGTGCGGTTCAAGAAAAAACCTCTAGGGGTGGATCAGTTATAGGTAACTCATTCAAAACAATTTTTACAAGAATACAAAGTCTTGAAAAGTTAAAAACAATGCAGGAGCTTGGTGTCCAAGTAACTAACGCCTCTGGCGACATATTATCTGCAACTCAAATTATACAAAATTTAGCGGGGGTTTTAGAAAATTTTCCTGACGCAAGAAGACTACAGATAGCTGAGAACTTAGTTGGTAAATTCCAAGTCGCTCCATTTATATCTCTTTTAGAGGACTACAATGATGAAACATCAAAAGCTATAAAAATAACACAGATCTCGGCCAACGCGACAACAGCCGCTTACGAGCGTAACGCAGCTTTAAATGAAACTTTATCAGCTGCTATAAATGAAGCTAGAGTAAACGTAGAGCAGCTTTTTGAAACTTTAGGTAAAATAGGAGTTACTGAGGGTTTACAAAATGTTTTAGGATTTTTTAATACCTTAGTTGAAAATTTAAGAGGATTACTAGATGAAGAAACTGGAAGTGATATAGCTAAAGGTTTAGTAAAAGGTATAGGTAATGTAATATCTGGACCTGGATTAGCTATTTTTGCCGCTGTCATTGGAAAACTAACTCTTGATCTTGTTAAGTTTGGAACTGGCTCTTTAAAGACTTTCTTTGGTTTAAATAGAGCTGCAAAAGAACAAGCAACTTTGCAAGGTCAGATAGCCGCAACTTTACTAAATAATTCTGGAATACAAAAACAGATTTTAGCTATAGAAAACTCACAGCTTTCAACAGAGCAAAAAAAGGCGGCTCAAACTAAATTCTTTACTACAGCTCTTAACGAACAGTTAGCTGTAATGCAAAGAATGCAGACTATAGCTAGCCGTGTAACACCTGGAGTTATGGCTGGCACAAGACGCGGAAGGGGTGCTGGAGGTTACATTCCTAATTTTGCAGGAGGATCAGCATTCGGATCAGAGCAAGCCGATATAAATCGCGGTGTTGGCGGCGCTCCTCGTTCAGCTAGACCTGTAGCCATACCTAATTTTAATTTTGGTGGCGGTCAGCGTGGCACAATGGTTGCCAATACAAGTGAATTTATTGTTCCTAATTTTGGTGGGGGTTCTGCTATATTTAATCAGAACATGGCTGCCTCTATGGGTCTGCCTCCTGGGGCTAGGCCAGTCGGAGCAGCTGGAGGATATATTCCTAACTTTGCTATTAAGGGTCAATTTTTAAGTTCGAGAGACTTCACAGATATTAATAATAGGGAAGTAAAGCGTAGCGTTTTCTTTAAAGGTAATGACCCTAAAACTGATAAAGTTAGAGATACTTTAAATTACAAAGGACCAGATAAGGATATTATAGCTGCTAGAGATAAGCTAATAGCAATGAAATCTGGTGGAAAAGTATTTGATGCTGATAAAAAGGGCATTGCCCTTTTAACTATGAGAGGCAGCGGCATTCCAAAACCTTTTACTCATACATTTAAAGATCCCTTCATGGGTTTTAATATTTTTAAAGGCACACAATTTTCTATAGGTGCAGATAAAAAGAAAATGGGTAAGTATAGCAAATTTACTGACCTAGAGAATCAGCTGGATAGCGAGTTAGCGGCGGCAGCTAATAGGGTTGTTTCAAGAGTTCATCCTGATATAAAAACAAACCCGCCACCACCTATAACTTCAGCGAATATAGAAAATTTAATACGAGATGAGGGTGGACCTGGAGCATTAGAAGCTTTAAAAGGAGCTTTATTTGAATCTATTACTAATGCAGTCATAGGAGGGGTAAAAGGTGAGGGCAGAGGCACTTTAGATATTAGATTTAGCCCTAAAAATAGACCAGCTTTTGACACTATATTTACTGGACCATTTGCTAGATACGGTGTTGGAGATTACAAGTCAAGCTTTGCAGCAAAAGGAACATTTGCTCGTCAGGCTATTAAACATGGTGGCATGAGATCGGCTAGTGGTTATATACCTAATTACGCAAGTGATTTAGAAAATGCGATAGGCAGAGAAGCTGCCGCTGGTCTTCCTATAAACCAGATAAGAATAAATCAAAAAGGCTCACTAAGAAACTCAAGAAACCCAATGGGTCTTGCTGTTACTAATACTAGAGATGAGCCTACTGGGGCTATTCCTAATTTTGCAACTCCAGACAAATTTAAACCTTTAGAGGATAGCGCTAAAGAAGTCGCAAAAGCTAACCGCGATATGCTCGGCACTATTTTTGCAGTTCAAATGGGGATGAGTCTTTTAGTAGGCGCAACTTCAGATGCTGAAAGTGGTATTGGTAGATTTGTGAATCGTTTGTCAACTGGTTTATCTACGGCAACCACTGGAGCTTTGGCAGGAAGCGCTTTGACTCAATTTGGAGATAGTTTTTCTGGCGCTGAAAGTAAATTTGTTAGAGGTCTAGGTAAAGCAACTAAAGGATTAGGTATTTTAGGTATAGCAGTTGGAGCTGGTGTTGGAGCGTTTCAATTTTTTAAAGGAGTAATAGATGATGCGACTGGGAAAACAGATGCTAATGCTTTAGCTATGGCTAAATTAACTGATGCTGCAAAGAAGGCCGCTTTTACATTAGAAGATTTATCTGAAGTACAAAAACTTGGTTTAACTAAAGAGGCTGAAGATTTTCCAAAAAGACTTATTGAAGAACTGCGTAAACAAAATCCAGGAGCGAGCGTTAGTCTTGGGGCGTTAGATGAAGGAACGGCGCGACAGCAATTTGTAAATTTAAGAGCGCAAGGATTTAATGAACAGGCTATCATTAAATTATTTTCAGACAATATAAGTAAATTTTCAGAAACAATTGTCGATGCTGAATTTGGTGGTGAGTTTCAACAAGATTTTGCGAGGTTTACTAAAGACAATCTTGCTGAGATATCTGACGGCACTGGTAAAATGATGGGCAAAGCCTCTGCATTTTTTGAATCTTTAAAAGATTTAACAGACCAACAAAAAAGGTTATTGATGGAGCAGTTTGGTGATACTGAGGGTAGAGGAAAATTAAGAGGTCCAAGAAGAGCAGATATATTCAACCCTTTTAAAGAAATTGACCCAGTGCTTTTGAAAGCTGACAAAATAGGGCTTGATCCTACAAGAGCTATTCAAAGATTTAGTGGTGGGTTTTTAGAAAGCTTAAAAACTAATGCGGGCGCAGCAGGAGATATCGATAGATCGCCAATAGAAATAGCGAAAGGTTTCTTGTCAAGAACTGCACAAAATAGGCTTATACAACAAGCTGGCACAATTTCTCCAGAAGAAATGTTGGCAGCCAGAGGTGGGGCTGGTTTATTATTTCCAGGTCAAAGAGCAGGTGCTACCACAGCTTTAAATAGATTTAATTTCGAAGAAAAGGCTGTTAGTAATTTTATAGATGGAATTGCAGATGTCATAACAAAAACTGAAGATATAGATACCACTACATTAGATGATCCAAATTCTCCTTTTAGAAGAGCCGTTGACAATTTAATGGGAATTAAGTTTGCTGACATTGCGACAATGGAAGGTAAACAGGCGGCTATGCAGAGTTTTATTACTACCGCTAACTTGAGTGATCTTCAAAAGAACCAATTAACTGTCATAGCTGATAAAATACAAAAACAACAGAAAGGGCTTGAAATAGATTTAGCTTCAAAAAATGCAAATACAAAATTAAATGATGAGCTATCTACAGGTAATGCTTTACTTAAAGCAAGAATTTCAGCGGCTGAAAAATTAAGGAGTGGTGAGCCTCAATTAGAAGCAGCAACAGCTGCTGGAGCGTTTGATAGAATAAGAGCCGCTGATCAAGTAAACTTTTTGAATAAAATAACAAGAGCTAAAACTGAAGCGGATCTTTTAGAAATTAATCAAGCAAAATTAATTAGAGACACTTTAATTGATGGCGCTGAAAATTTTTCTGATACAATAATCGATGGTTTACTCGACGCTGTTATTCAAGGCAAAAGTTTAGGAGATGTTTTAAGATCTGCTGCCTCAGATTTCTTTAGAATGATGGCTAGATCTTACATGCAGCAGGGTGTTGACAGCATCGTGGGCGGTGGAGGTTTATTTGGAGGTTTAGGTGGCGGCGGTGGAGGCAGTGGTATCATGAAGTTTATTGGAGGTTTGATTGGAGCTAATAGCGGTGGAATGATATCAGGAGGTTCTGGAACTAGAGATGATGTTCCAGCTTTACTAACTGGTGGAGAGTTTGTCATGCGGAAAAGTTCTGTTAACAAATACGGAGCTGGATTTATGAATGCTCTAAACCAAGGTGCTGTCCCAAGATTTGCTAATGGAGGAATGTTTATACCAGGAAGTTATGGACAAGGCACAATATCTGGCAAATCTAATCTGCTAAGTTTTGCAACTCAAAGCGGCACATCTCCATCTTTTGATAAATTAGTTGGTGGGGGTGGTATGGCAGCTGTTGCTTTAGCTCCAGAGAGTTTAATGATGACTAATCTAGGCAGATCTATGAGTCCAGCATTCAGGAGAACTCAAGAAGCCAAGTCTGAAGCTTTTGGATTATTTGTTCAAAAGTTACAATTTGATAAACAAAAAAGAGAACAAGCCGCTGCTCAACGTAGCTCAAGTGGTGGATTATTAAGATCTCTTGGGTTAGCTATTGTGTCTGGATTAATGTTTGGAGGGGGTGGATTGTTTGGAG